GAAGATCGCACGACACCATGGGCTGGAGCGTGTGGGGTATTTCATCCCATGCTGTCTGAGGCGGTGGTTCGATTCCAGAGCCAGACCATCCAGGAGATCATGCCCGCGCAAGGTCCGGTCAAAACCCAGATTTGGGGCAAGTTCAGTCCTGAAAGAGACAAGCAGGCGAAGAGGGTTCAGCAGTATCTCAACTATCAGCTTATGGAGGTGATGACGGAGTATCGCTCTGAAACCGAGAAGCTGCTGTTCAGCCTTCCGCTCGCGGGTTCGGCGTTCCGTAAGATCTACTTTGATCCGTCGCTTGGCAGGCCCGCCTCTATGTTCGTGCCCGCCGAAGATTTTGTGGTCGCTTTCAACGAAGCCGATCTAGCGCAGGCGGAACGTTATACCCATGTGATGAATCGCAGTACGAATCAGATAAAAAAGCTTCAGGTCAGAAAGTTTTATCGTGATGTCGAACTCACGCCATCCAATGTCGAAACCAATGCAATTACCGATAAGTACATAGAAATCGGAGGCGTGAGGCCGTCATGGGATAAGGACGAGCGGCATCAGCTTCTGGAGATGCATGTTGATCTGGATTTGCCTGGTTTTGAAAGTCCTGATGAGATTGCGCTTCCTTATGTGGTTACAATCGACAAGGGTAACCATACGATTCTGTCGATTTATAGAAATTGGTCCGAGGACGATTCCCATAAGACCAAGAAGCAGCACTTCGTACATTATGGATATGTGCCTGGGATCGGATTTTATAATCTCGGTTTGATCCATATGATCGGGGGACTCGCAAAATCAGCGACGAGCCTGCTGCGTCAGCTTGTCGATGCGGGAACTTTGTCCAATCTGCCTGGAGGGCTCAAGACTCGTGGACTCAGAATCAAAGGCGACGACACGCCGATCATGCCGGGAGAGTTCAGGGATGTTGATGTTCCGGGAGGCGTTATTAAAGACAATATCACCTTCCTTCCCTATAAAGAACCTTCTGCGGTCCTTTACCAGTTATTGGGTAACATTGTGGAGGAAGGCCGACGCTTTGCGTCAATGGCTGATCTCAAAGTAGCGGACATGAACCAAGAGGCTCCGGTCGGTACTACGCTCGCGATTATGGAACGGGCGATGAAGGTGCAGTCCGCGATCCAGGCACGGATCCACGCGAGTCTCAGGCAGGAATATAAAATCCTGGCTACGATTGTTCGTGACTATACAGATCCGGCGTATCCGTATGAGACGGACGAGGGAGAGGATATCAAGGTAGAAGATTTCGATGATCGTATTGATGTCGTTCCCGTGTCGGATCCCAATGCATCCAGTATGGCACAACGAATCATGCAGTATCAGGCTGCTTTGCAATTGGCAGCACAGTCTCCTGATCTATATGATATGCCACTGCTGCATAGGCAGATGATGGAGCTTATCGGTATTCCCAACGCCGATAAGGTTGTTCCGGACAAGGACGACGTGCTCCCGAAGGATCCTGTCAGCGAGAATCAGGACATGCTCATCCTTAGTCCCGTCAAAGTATTTGAATATCAGGATCACGACGCACATATGCGTGTTCATATGGCAATTAAGAATGATCCTGATATTACTCAGCAGGTTCAGAACAGTCCGAATGGCCCGGCACTTAGGGGTGCCATGGACGCCCATATCCGTGAACATCTGGCATTCATCTTCCGCAGACAGATCGAAGAGGAACTTGGTGTTCCGCTGCCGCCGACCAACGAGAGGTTGCCGGAAAACGTAGAGAGAAGATTGAGCGTTCTGGTTGCCGATGCCGCCGATCAGATGTTGGGCAAGAAACAGCAGAAGGCCCAAGCAGAGCAGGCGGCTCAACAGCAGCAGGATCCAATCGTTCAACAGCGCGAACGCGAACTCGCCATCCAGGAACAGGAAGCTCAGAGAAAGCAACAGGCCGATACCGCCAAGCAGCAGCTTGAGGAGCAGAAGCTTGCGGCTAATCAGCAGCAGGATGCGGCTATCCAGCAGCTTGCGGAACAGAAACTCGCGGCCAGTCAGCAGCAGGATGCGGCGAAACTTGAGTTGGAGCGTCAGAAGCTGGAGAGTAAGGAGCGCGTGGAGGCTGCTGGGTTGGCATTGGATGAACAGGAATTGATCGCCAAAACTCAGTCTGATCAGCAGAAGATAGATATAGAAACGCAGTTGGAGGGATTTAAGCTCGGTCGTGACCTGGGTAAGGACACGGACGAGGATCGGAGAGAGAGTAAGGAGAAGAGGGATGCCTGAGGCTGTTTTATCCTTACTTAAAAAGAAAATCAGAATTCAGATGAACGAGCTTGCCGATCACCTGGCGATGGGTTCTGCCAAGGATATGGAAGAGTATCGCAAGGTGTGTGGCACTATCGAAGGCTTGGCATGGGTAGAACGTGAGGTTATTGATATAGAGACAAAGCTTAGAGAGTCTTAGCGTATGGCAAAGAAGAAATGGATCAAGGATGCCATCAAGCGGCCTGGCGCTTTTGGGAAAAAGGCAAAAGAGGCTGGCCTGTCTATCGTGGACTATGCTAAAAAGGTCACTAAGAAAGGATCCAAGGCTTCTACCAGAACCAAAAAACAGGCCTATCTTTCGCAAACTCTTAGAAAAATGAGGAAAGGAAAAAAATGACCGATATTGCTCTCGCGGAAGCTGTTACGAGCGAGGATATCGCACCCGAAATTGAAGAAAAGACGGAGAAACTCAATTTCGCATCTCAGTTGCCGGAGCCTAAGGGCTATAAATTGTTGATTGCACTCCCCGAAGTCGATGAAATGACCGATGGGGGCATCATAAGATCGGAAGATTCGCGGCATGAAGAGTCCATTGCGACCGTTGTGGGCTGGGTTATGAGTATGGGACCGGATTCTTACGCAAATTATGCCCGATTTCCTGGTGGGCCGTACTGTCAGGTGGGGGATTGGGTTGTTTTTCGTGCGTTTAGCGGTACCAGAATCAAAATTCATGGTAAAGAATTTCGTTTAATTAACGATGATACCGTCGAAGCGGTTGTAGAAGATCCCAGGGGGGTGGAAAGAGCATAATGGCTGACGAAATTGGTAGAATGAGCGAAGAAGATAAGTTTTTAGGTGTCAGAACCACTATTGATACCACCAAACCGGAAGAATTGAACGTTGAGGTCGTAGATGACCGCCCGGAAGGGGACCAAAGGGCTCCTGCGGCCGAAACATCGGAAGATGGGGGCACTGCAACCGACCAAGAACTTGCACAATTGGGAAATCGTGCCCAAAAACGCATTAAAAAGCTGAAATGGGAGTATCACGAGGAGCGTAGGGCCAAAGAAGCCTCCGATAAGCTTGCAAATGAGGCTATTAGCTATACACAGGGGCTACAAACCGAAAATCAGCGTCTTGTGCAGCTTGTTCAGGATTCTCAGACGGCATTAACGGATCAGGCGAAACATCGTGCTAGTGCCACACTCGTTGTTGCCGAAGAAGCCTTCAAACAGGCCCATGAGTCCGGTGATGCGGGAGAAATCGCGAAAACGCAAAAGGATTTGACCAACGCGCAGCTTGCTCAAGCCTATGCACCGTCTGTTTCGCAGAAAATTATTGATAATTGGAAGCGTAACGTACTTGCCCAGGATCAGGCGCTGGCGAATGACGCTTCTCAGCAATATGTACCCGAGGAGCTTCCGGCACCTGATGCCAGGGCCGTATCTTGGCAGGAATCGAACGAATGGTTCGGTCAGGATAGGGAGATGACAAGCTTTGCATACGGTGTACATGAAAGATTGGTAGGAGAAGAAGGTATTGACCCAGATTCTGATGAGTATTATAAATTGATAGATAATCGTATGAAAGAAGTTTTTCCTACGCACTTCGGTAGCGGCCCGACGCATCCCAGTAACACCGTCGTCGTTGATACTGCATCTCGCCGCAGGGCGAACCCCGTGGTTGCGCCAGCATCTAGAAATAATGGTGCGCCATCGCAAAAGGTTACGCTGACGCATACCCAGGTCAAACTCGCGGAACGCTTGGGTATAACGCCACAACAGTATGCGGCACAGCTAATTAAGGAGATGGCCTGATGGCTAACGAACGCGCCTCCAGGAAGCCCAGGAAGTTAGAGACTCGTGAAAACGAGGCTCGTGACGTTTCGTGGGAACCTGCATCGGTTCTTCCAGATCCCGATCCTCAAGATGGTTGGGTGTTCAGGTGGATACGAACATCTATGGTTGGCAGTCCCGACAATACGAATGTTTCTAAGAAATTTCGTGAAGGATGGGAGCCTGTCAAAGCTGAAGATCATCCCGAACTCCAGATTATGAGCGATCATAAATCGGAATGGGAGGAGAGAGGGGGAATCGAACTCGGTGGGTTATTGCTCTGCAAACAATCTGAGGAAAGTGTTAAGAAGAGGCGTGAGTATTACGAAAGACACGCTGCCTCACAGATGCAAGCCGTCGATAACAGCTATATGCGGGAAAGCGATCCTCGAATGCCCGTTCTTCCGCCTGATCGTAAAACT